GCACCGATGAGATGATTGTGATGGAATATGTACCAACAGACAAGATCACCGAGATCAAAGATAAGAAGATCAATAAGAAGAAAGTATGTGAAGCGCTCGTGAATTCGTATGTCATACAGACTATGGAGAGTGGCCTCTTTCACGCCGACCCCCACCCAGGTAATTTAGGGGTCTCGAAGGATGGAAAGTTAGTCTTTTATGACTTTGGTCTTTTGATCGGACTCAGTGAAGAGCTAAAGGTTGGATTTGGGGACTTGTTCATTTGTATCATAAATAGAGACACCAAGGGTATAGTTGAAATCTTAATCAAACTTGGTGTCATTGTACCAACATCTACGGACATCTCAGACATTGAGCTGTTTTTTGAAAACATTCTCGGATACCTCCAAACCCTAGATGGTGGAGCAATCATGAATGACGATCTCGCTGTAGAGCTAGCTATGGAAAAACCATTTGTTGTACCGACAAGTTTTGTATATTTAGCAAAGTCGTTCTCACTGATCGAGGGAATATGTCTTCAATTAGACCCCGACTTCAACTATTTCACATACCTCGAGCCGATGATTCAGCAGCAGTTCATTGATTCTATAGACATCAGTGGGATGATCATGAAAACGACTGAGATTCCCTCCAAAATAGGAAAAATAAGTTCGACTGTTCTCGGCTTGGAAAAGTCCAGAGCAGCCATGAAACGTTCTATGGTTAAGACGAGGCAGGAAATACGCGTTGTTCAATACAGTGTCGTATGTGCTTTGTTGGCTGAGAGATTTAATGATTCGCCAATCGCGGCTTTGTTTGTCGGTGTAGCTTTATGGATTACTTTTCGTAAAGATCGATCGATTTAGGCTTGCTCTTCTTCTTAGCCTTCTTAGCTTCTTTGCTTTTTTTGACGATGTCCTGGTGCTCCTTGAAGATTTCCTTGACACGCCTCTGCTCATCGCGGGCGATGTCACCAATCTTGTCTTTGATTCTATCGACTTCGGTCTTCCTCTGTCGTTGAATCCTTTTACCAACCTTCTTGAAGTCGTCAGTTTTGGCGAACCATGTGGGGGATGTGGCAATAGCGAACATATTGTTTGTTGTATTCTAAGGACATTTAATTTTTAACCTTTTTAACTTTTCCTGAAATTCGCGCCTCTCACCGGGGGACTCAATCTCCACCCCATCCGCGATCGCCGCGATTTCAGGTCCAGTCAGCTGCATAGCATTCACTCTAAAGTCCATGAAGGCTTCCATCGTGAGGGGGACGAGGGGTTGGATGAGTTCAAAGATGGCTCTTCCATAGTCACGAATCTCCTTTTGTGCGTGATGATCCATTCTTAACTGTAGGAAATGCATGAGATTATGGAGGTCCATCTTCCACACGAAGGAGGTGTAGGTGGATTGTGGCAGGACACCTCGGGCTTGTTCCCTACACACACCCTTCTCGAGGAGCTGTTGGTAGAGTTTAAATGCGCTCTTATACTGTTCAGAAACAGCCGCGCTCATTTCCTCTCCCACATCAACAACCCCTTCAGAACCCTGGTGGTTGACGGCTGATTGACCCCTCATCACCTCTGGCTCGTAGTATTCCTCATCCACGATGGAATATCTGGCAGACATTTCATTCACAGAAGCTGTTCTGTGTCTGAGCCACTGTCTGGCGATGTAGATTGGCGCCTTGATGCGAAATTTGAAGACCACCAACTCGAGTGGAGAGGTGTGCCAATTCCTGACGAGATATCTGATCAATCCCCTATCACCTCTCGTCGTCTTTGTTCCAGTTTGGTAACTCACGCGAGCGCCATCGACGATCGCCTTGTCGAGATTCTCTTGGGGCATGTGATCCACGAGTTCGACAAATCCATGGTCCAATACTTTCTTCATTGTACACAACTATCCGTTTATTTCTTTAATCAACTCGTTGAGATCCCGGTAGTATCTTTTGAGATCTTTCATGAATCTTTTGTTATTCTCGAGGCATTCACACTCGGGTTTGTTTAGATAAATCCACGCCAGATTTGACTTTGAATATTTTGTCGCTTTTTGGTTTTCATTGGGTCGTCGGGCGACTAACTTTGTCGTCTTTTTCTTCTTAGATACCGGCACCACCTCAATCCTGTTCACAAAAGATAAGGCTTGCATCACCGTGTCCGCCAGGTCGTCCTTCTTTTTTGATTTGATAAAGACGTCCAGCCAGTCAGTATTTATAGGACCATCACGAATGAAGGATTCACATCTTTCTATTGAAACCTTTTTCCGTTTGTTGTATTGAGCTTTACCAGGACCAGCCACATCTGGAATCTTATGACGAGCGTCATAGAGTATGGTCTCAGCCTTTGGACACCTAATTATGAAGTAGGCGTGAAGAAAGTGCATGACGGATATCATCTTCTTGTTTCTTTCAGGTTGCTTCTCGATCAGAATAGTGTCAGCTGTGAGCACCCAAGGTCTTGCATCAAGGTGGTCTCTCAGGGAAACGTAGATGCCATTCTTATGTTCGGGTGGAATGCCATCCACATCCCAATGCTCCACACGATTCTGTTTTTTATCATTTAATAGACACATGGCGAGATTCCTTATACCCACATCTATACTCAAAATCATTAGTATAAAGAAGAAATATTTCTTTAAACTAGGATGAAGTGTATAGCACATAGGGGATACTCGAACATGTTCGACGATAACACGATCGAGTCTATAAAAGCGGCACTTGACAGGTCTTATGATGGTGTTGAGATTGATGTGCAATTATGTTACACGGGTCAACTTGTTTTGTTCCATGATGTGTATGACAAGGATGAGTTCATCTCTAACATGACCATCGATGAAGTAAGAAAGCGTGGTATCATAACACTTCAAGACGTATATGACCAGATCGCAGAAATACAAGATAGCCTTCTCCTCTTAGACATTAAAGGCTCGGATCAGCGTATTGTCTACGTTTTAGCTGAGTTTTACAGGGACAAAAACATAAACAACGTCTACTTTTGTAGTTTCAATCGGAAGATTGTCTACAATTTACCTCATCGTTTCAAGAAAGGATCGACCTTCGAGACCGTGTTTCATGAAACGGAATACGATAGAGTGACTTCTGGTCTGAGTGCCGTAGTGATCCATTGGACATGTTTGGATTATAACATGATCTCTTACTGCAAGCAAAAGAATATACAGGTTTACACTTATACACATAAAGAAGACAAAGAGCTTGAGTATATGTATAAATATAATGTTGATGGAATCATCACAAATGGATTTTAATAGCCACCACCACCACCACCACCACCGCCACCACCCATGGACATCATCATCATTGCCATTGCCATAGAAGACGACGAAGCAACGGCGATCGGGACGAAGGGACCAGCCATGGCGGAACCAATACCGGCACCAATACCCTGCGCGGCGCCACCTATACCATCTCCAACACCCTCAGCGGCACTACCAACACCAGAACCCACACCCTCAGCGGCTGAAGCTACACCAGAACCAATACCCTCAGCGGCATCAGCCACGGCTTCACCGGCACCCTGAGTCTTGGATGACGTATCCTTCTCCAAATCTGTCGCTAACGCGCTTTCGTTGACAGTCTCTTGGATAATTGAAGTAACTTTCGATCCCAACTGTTCAGCCACAAACTTCACGGCCAGGTCTTGATCGATAGGGCAATCTGTCTGAGAAGCGAGTCTCATCATCTCTATAGTCGGTGGGAATCCCAGTTCCTTTAAAACGGTAAACCCGAGGGGATCTTGCACTAAATTTTCAATCTTCATCTTCTGGTTGGCGGCAATCTCAGTTCGGATTTCGTTAATAGTTTCATTCGTGATCTGCGTTTTCATCTTGTTCTCAATCGTAGTTCTCATTTCCGTGTTCGTATTCGTTTCAGATCCACCGCTCAATACATCACCAAATCCACTTTCAGAACTCGCGGATTCTTGAACAGCCTGGTCCAGATTGTTTGCTATCATGGAAGATAAATCTGTCGCATCAGTAGATTCAAATTGTGCTAACACTTTAACGTCTACCGTTGCCGTCTGATTAATTGGCATTCTACAACTCAGGGCTTTTACACCTTTGAGTTCCATTGTTTGATTAGCAATTATACTCGAATTTTGATAGTTCCTAGAACTATTCAAGGCCTGGAATACAGACTCGTTAACGATACTCGTATCAATTACAGTAGTGGATTGGGCTTTACTGCCACCTCCTCCCATTTGCTTTCTACTGAGAAAAAAAAATCCTAGTATTTAGTATAATGAAACTTAACAGGATTGTTTTGATTATTTCTGTCATCGTGATTTCGATATGGATGTTCCAATTGTACAGGAATAGGTGTCTGAACGTCGAATATTACTCAGGGGTTGCTCAGGGTCTCGAGGATCACATCAACGATTCCGAGAAAAAGCTCAACTCCCTATATGTCATGAATGCCTTCGTCCATCTCACCGAGGATGATAATGTCATTCAAGAAGCCTACAACAGCGCGGAACTGAACGATCGTCAGACACTCACTATTCTTTACGAAAAGGTCAAGAAGGAGAACCCACAGGTGAAGGACAAATAAAAATGTCTACGAGTATTAAAGTATGAACAAGATCCTTCTTGTTGCTGCTATTATCGTGCTCGTCATACTTTTGTTTGTCAGGCGG